TTGGTGAGTATGCATCACCTTCCTTTGATACTGTAGTTGAAACTGTTGGAAAGGCTAAAATGAACGGTATCATGTCTATAGAGCAATGTGTAGAAGAATTATATGGTGATACCTGGACAGATGAAGAGAAAGCTCTTGAAGTTCAGAGGATTAAAGACCAATCAGGAACGACAACTGTAGATGAGCCTGCAATTAATGGCAGTGATCCTCCGCCAGATGACACGGTTTTGCCTGAAGGTGAATAATAATGGCTGATGAAAATAAGAATCCATATGATCTTAGAGAAATATTTCAGAGAATGGAACTGGACCTCATTGCATCATTAAAAAGAAACTTTTATAGACATAAGAATGAAGAATTAAAAGAAGGTTTTGAGTGGGAGCAATGGCAGCTATCCAAGCTTAGGAATATTGAAAAGTTTAGAAAAGCAAATAAAGAATTGATTGATAAGTACAGTGAGCCTATTCAAAATGCTATAGATTCAGTATTGCAGGAAAGCTTTAAAGCTGGGGAAAATAGAGTTACAAAGCTTATAAATCAAATAAAAAACTGGCTAGGTAAGTATCGAAGGAAAGAAGCTGTAATTGAGTTTCCTACAGATATTGCAAAGAATACAAGTCCACAAGGCATTGAAAAGCTTAAGGATATTGTATCAAGGGTAATAAATAAACCTAAGAATAATCCACCACCACAAGAAACTAATTTCTTTGGTATGAATGATAAGAAGTTAAAGGCTCTTATAGATTCTACTAAGAAGGATATTAATGTGGGTCAGCAATCCATGCTTAGGAAAATGGATGATGTATATAGGCAGACAATATATAAAACCCATGTATATTTACAATCTGGTGCTACTAGTTTAAATCAGGCTATTGATATGGCTACTAAGGACTTCTTAGACAAAGGTGTTAATTCAATAGTGTATAAAGATGGTAAGAGAGTAAACATTGCTTCATACGCTGAAATGGCTCTTAGAACAGCAAGTCAAAGAGCAACATTCCTCGGTGAAGGGAAAAAGCGTGATGAATGGGGATTACATTTAGTTGTTGTGTCAGCTCATGCGAATACTTGTCCTTTATGCTTAAAATGGCAGGGTAAAATACTCATAGATGATGTATTCAGCCATGGAAGTAAAGCTGATGGGGATTATCCTTTACTTAGTGAAGCTATGAAAAAGGGTTTTTTGCATCCACAGTGTCGCCATACATTAGCAACATATTTTCCAGGCATAACTAAGTTGCCTAAAGTACCTAAGGATGATGTAATTAATGCTAATTATAAAGCAGAACAGCAGCAAAGAGCCATTGAAAGGGAAATAAGAAGATGGAAAAGGCGTGAAGCTGGTTCTTTAGATCCTAAGAATGCGCAAATTGCTAGTGATAAGGTTAAAGAATTACAGGATAGGTTAAGACAACACTTAAGAGATAATTCAGAGCTTAGAAGGGATTATTCAAGAGAAAAACCCGGACCAGGAATAAGCAATAAAGATGTAAAAGTAAATAGAGAAACATTGAAAATTAATACTGAGAATGCTAAGATAAAAGAAATAAGAGATTTAATTAAATCGGGTAAGCATCCATTAAGTATTGAAGCAGGAAAGCAAGGTAAACATATTCTTGGTCATAATAACTATACAGAAGGTAGAAGTTATTTGACTATATCTGAAAAAGAAGCACAGGAACTTGTAAACAAATATGCTGGTAGTGGTGATATAAGATTTAATACTAAGGGTGAATGGGACAGAAAGGAATCAATAATAGCTGATAAAGATATTGGTGTAAATATCGATAATAAAACAGGCATTGAAACCAAAACTAATAAGTTTAAAATTCATTATTCAAATAAGGGCGTTCATATAGTACCAACTCTAAAGGGGTGATAATTATGGAATTAAAAGAATTTATAGGCAAGAAGATAAGGATTACTACAGATGAAGGAAAGGTATTTGAGGGGAAATGTACAGACTTTACTCCTGCAATAGACAATGAACCCGAGATTGATAGTATAGGGTTAGAAACAACAGGATTAAGCTATGAGATATATCAAAATGAAATAAGAAATATAGAAGTAATTTAAAGCACTTACTAAGTAAAGATGGTAGGTGCTTTTATTATGTCTAAAAATAAATGGGAGTGAGATAAATGACTAAATATTATGATTGTACAAAGGTAATAGGCAGTAATGCAATGGACAATAATACAAAACGAATAAAAGAAAAGACTATACCGGCTATATGCGATTTTATAGAAAAGAATTGTGAAGATATATGTTTTGAGGATACTGCAATACTACCAGATATGGTTAAATCACTAAGCATGTTAGTTGAAACTATAGATTGTAATGAGAGGTGGAAAAGGTGATTAAGACAATCATACTTGATTTAGCAGGATTATTTGTAATTGGATCATCTATTTATGATGTGTATGTGAATTATAAAAACAATGAAGTAACAAAAGAAATAAAAAAATTAAATAAAGAGCATGAAGATATTTTAAAGGAAAAAGAGCAATTCATAAAAAAGTTAAATATTAAGTATAATTTAAATACAGAAAATGAGGAGTGAAACAAATGGCTAAATATAGAAAGAAACCAGTTGTAATAGAAGCATATCGTCTGTATCATGGTAAAATGCCAGAATGGTTTGAAAATGCATTAGAGACATACAAAATAAGAGAATTAGTATCTGGTGGATTCAATATTGATACCTTAGAAGGGACAATGGAAGCAAGTGTAGGCGATTATATTATAAAAGGTGTTAATGGAGAAATTTACCCATGTAAGCCGGATATATTTGAAAAAACTTATGAAAGTGTAGAGTCTTAGTAATAAGACTTTTTTATTTTGTCCTAAATAAGACGATAAACTGTTTAAAAATAAAAGAAAGGAATGATTTATAAGTGGATTTTGGTAAGGCTTTAGAGAATTTAAAAAGTAACAAAAAAGTTACACGTAAAGGTTGGAATGGTAAAGGCCAGTTTGTTTATTATGTTCCTTCTAATGAGTATGATTCATTAACTGATGTAGCTAAAAAAAGTTTTGGATCTACTACTAGATATAATGCATATTTGGCTATTAAGACTGCTCAAGGTACTGTCAGCACATGGGTTCCGTCTATTAATGATTGTCTAGCAGAAGATTGGGAGGTAGTTGAATAATGAATAAAGAGCAATTTATAGCACTAGGATTTACAGAGGAACAGGCTAAAAAGGCGGCAGAAGCTTCACAGGAGGAGTTGAAGTCTTATGTTGAAAAACAAAAATTTGATACTGTTTCAGATGAAAATAAGAATCTCAAAACCACCGTAAAAGAAAATGCAGCACAGCTTGAAACTTTAAAAAAATCAGTTGATGAAGAAGTTAAAAAGCAGATAGCTGATATTCAGGTAGAGAATGCAGAAAAATTGAAACAACAGCAAGAACAAATTAACAATATGAAAGTTGAAAATGCAATTAAATTAGCTATAAAAGGCAAAACACAAGATGATGATTTAGTGGCAAGTTTAATAGATAAAGGTAAAGTAAGTTTTGATGATACTGGAAAACCTATAGGGCTTGATGATCAGTTGAAGAGCCTTAATGAATCTAAAGCTTTCTTATTTAAGCAGGAAGATACAACAAAAACAAATACTGATCCTAAACCAGGCTTCCATGTTGGTGGGGATGGCAAAAGTAATCAGCAGCAATCAAAGCCAACAAATTTATTTGAAGCTGTAGCATCACATTTCCAAAATACAGCAAATTCACAAAAATAGAAAGGATGATGAATAATGCCTATAACATTAGCAGAAGCAAGTAAAAACGTACAAGATGATTTACAAACAGGGGTTATTGATGAGTTTAGAAAAAATAATTTCTTACTAGATAGTTTAACCTTTGATGATGTAGTTTCTCCTACTGGTGGAGGTGCAACTCTAACTTATGCGTATACAAGATTACTTACTCAACCTACAGCGGGATTCAGAGAAGTTAATGAGGAATACAGCCCACAAACTGTTACTAAACAGAGATATTTTGCAGATTTAAAGATATTTGGTGGAAGCTTTGAAGTAGATAGAATTATAGCTGGTATGGGTGGAATAACCAACGAGGTTACTTTACAGATGGCACAAAAGATTAAAGCCGCACAAGCACTGTTCAATGACACTGTAATTAATGGTGATAGTGCAGTAGACGCAAAAGCTTTTGATGGATTAGAAAAGGCTCTTGCAGGGAGTTCAACTGAGTATGATCCAGGTACAGCGATAGACCTTTCAAGTTCTGCGTCTGTAGATACTAACTGGAAACTATTCTTAGACCAATTAGATGAATTCTTGATGGGACTTGATGGTTCCCCAAGTTTTATAGCTGGGAATACTAAGCTTATAGCTAAACTTAGAGCGTGTGCAAGAAGAGCAGGTATGTATCAGATTACTAAAAATGACTTTGGTACCCAAGTAGAAAGCTATGGTAATATTCCGTGGATTGACCTCGGAGCCAAGTCAGGTACTAATGATCCAATAGTTCCTATATCATCCGTTGCGGGTTCAGAGGGGAATACGAGCTTATATGCGGCAAGACTTGGACTTGATGGATTCCATGGTATTTCTATGGCAGGTCAAGCACCAGTACAAACATGGTTACCTGATTATACTACAGCTGGAGCAGTTAAAAAGGGTGAAGTTGAAATGGTTGCAGGTGTAGCACTTAAAGCCACAAAAGCAGCTGGGGTAATGAGAAAAATAAAAGTAGCGTAGGAGGGATAGTATGTATAAGATAATAGCTCCAAACAATCAATACACTGGTTTATCTGCTGGTGTTAATTTTAGTAATGGTGCGGGTTTAACAGGCAGAAAAGAACTAGTTAATTGGTTTAAAGAGCATAAATATGAAGTTGAAGAAATTAAGGATGAATCTAAAAGTGTAGATGATATGACAGTAGATGAATTAAAAGCTTATGCAGAAGGTAAAGGAATAGATCTTACTGGATTAACTAAAAAAGATGATATTCTGAAAAAGATAAAAGGTTCTACTCCTGATCCTGAGGGTAAATAATTATGGCTTATGTAGATTCAGATTATTATAAGAATACCTATAAAGGTACTCTTATTCCAGATGATGAACTTGATAATAAACTAGAGCTTGCCGGTGACAATGTAGATACCTTAACTTATAACAGAATAACAGGTACAGGATTTAATAATCTCACACCATTTCAACAAGACAAAATCAAGAAAGCTGTAT